GCGCGCATGTCCATGGGCTCGGTGGCAAGCCAGATGGCGTCGATGCGGATCATCGTAAAAGGTCTCGAAGGAATGCGGCACAGGCAGCAGCATTATCGGTTGGCCAGTTCACTTTGACGGTGCCGCGTGGGTGCAGAATCTCAATGCTGATATTCGCTGAGGATCCGTGGGCTGTTTCGTGTATAGGCAACGGGATGAATGCAGGTTGGAGCGCCGTGCTTTTCTGCGCTTGCACCCGAATCCATTTGTGAACGAGGTTCGCGTTGAGGCTATGGCTAAGGGCAACGCTGGCAATCGAAGCGCCGGGTTGGACACACTCTTGAATGACCCGGGCCTTGAAGGATTTGGAATACGAACGGCGTGTCGGCTGCATGAAATACCCGCTTAAAAGGCTAGAACTGGTGTGCACTTAAATTTAAGTGCACACCATGTCCTGGCTTTGCGGGGCCGGGTAGATGACTTGGCCGGACGCATACAATGACTCGGCGCTGAGTTTCCGCGAGATAATTCTCGAGAAAAAGATCGGGCTAGCGCCAGGTGTACTGGTCTATTCAGGTGGGTACGGCTCAAACGTCATGGAAGGTGAGTTCACTCGCCAGGATGTTGTGCGGGACCAGTCACCGGCCTATCAGGCAATGCAACAAAGCGCTTCGCCCAAGGCGATAGCAGTCATCGAGAAGTTGGCCAGAGCCTCGGCGAAGGGAAGGCTCAGAGAGTCGGACTTGGTGCTCTTGGAGGGCATCGCAGGCTTGCTAGAGAAGGCTAACGCCGAAAAACCTTGAGCCCAGATGCAAAAAGCCCGGCGCTAGGCCGGGCTTTGGAGATGGAGATGGAGATGGAATTATTTACATTTTGCAGCCATAAACTCGCCAGATTTCGACGAGCGGATCACGTCCTTCTGCTCATCAATGGCCGCACGAGCCGCCATATGATAAATCTCTCGCCTTTCTTCCGCGGACCCGTGGCGGAAAAATTCAGACATTGTCGACGAACCATGAGGCTTCGTCGAAGCGCCTGCTGCCTTTTCGCCTTTCATGGGAATACTCCGTTCAAAATACGTTCAAGCTCGTTGGGATCATAGGGCTGGTTGATAAACCCGTCAATTTCGTCAGCTGAAAGGCCAATGCCAATATCGCCGTTCGCGCCATCGTTGTCCTTGATGATCACATCCACCTGCAACGCATCCTGAAACTCACGCTTGAGAGTACAGACAGAGACCTTTGCAGCATAGAATTGTCTGACAAACTCAGGTCAAGGAATATTCCTTCCGTCTTTCCTTTCTCTCGCGAGAACAAACTCCCAGGCAAGCTCAGGACGCTGGTAGACGTAGATTACTTGGGCGGACCTGTTCTCTTTATCAAGGGCTCGCGAGATATTTCGGCGCGCCACTTCAAGATTCGCAAGAGTCCCATCCAGCAGGAACGATTGACGTCGCTGGTAAACCAAATCCAGGGTTCGCTCAACAATGGTCGTTACCCCGCGCTGGAAAAGACTGGAGTTTCGCCCCGTGTACTCAGGAAAATAAACTCTAAAATCATCAGGATCAATCCGTAACGCCTTCGATCCACCGGCTTGCATCATTCCAATAAACGCCCGGGACACCTCAGTTTTCCCTGCGCCCGGCGACCCAGCCATGAACACAGAGACTGGGTACTCATCGCTCGAATAGGTCTCCAAACAGGCCAGATCCCGGGCGATACGGGTTCGGTTTTGCTTTGCAAATACCACAGCACGCTCAGAAATGGCTTGCTCTTCCTGCGTCATGGATTCATCCCTCTAATGGGCAGGACTTTAACACCCCTATCCTGCGAAAGCCCGGCGTATGGCCGGGCTCTCTGCATTTGCTAGGTCAGCAAGTCCTCTTCCCTGCTCCGCCACATTGCCTGAAGCTTGGTCAGCCCCTTGCCTGTGATCAGCGTGGAGCACGTTGGGACGATGCCGTCCATTGGATACTCGAAGGTGCCGAGCTTCACATCGAGCAGAGCTGGCGTTCTGAGGTGGGAGTTTTGCAAAAGTTTTGCAAATCGCAGACAACAAAAAAGGGCCCACCTTTCGGTGAGCCCTTCTAGACCGCCCAGCAGAGCGGATTTTGTTTGGTAGGCGCGATTGGACTCGAACCAACGACCCCCACCATGTCAAGGTGACCGTTAAGCGATCATAACACTCTGAAAAATAAAGGAAAGTGCAGCTAAAGCGCGTTACCTAAAAGCGCCGTATCGCGCTATATGAATCAATAACTTAGCGTTGGATATTCCTACAGTAGTCCCCCTTCCTCCGGCGTCCTGCCGACCGATCATGCCCCAAAAATCCTACAGCTCGTCGCCTCATCATCGCCCTTAACGAGCCGCCTCGATTACTGTATATCTAAACAGCATCCGCAAGGCATGGTCATGGACCCCTACGAAATCGAAGACACCAGCGACTGGCTGGGCACCCCCACCCCCCTGGAGATGTATAAGCACTCCTGCCTCATGCTCGAGAACGAGGTGCAGGAACTCACGACCCAGTTGCGCAAAGCTCGCCAGGACATTTTCGGCTTGATCGAAATGCACGCTGCTGAAGCCAAGGAATGCGCAAAGCTTCGAGCTGAGCTGAGGGCGGTTCAGAAGACTTTGAGCAACCATTATCTGGAACACACGACCTTAACGAACGCGGCGAGGTCGAAGATAGCAGGCCAGAGCGCCTTGATTGCCGAGCTATACCACCGGCTCAAGGTATATGAGGGCGACAGCCTGCCTGAAGTGATACTCGGGCAATGAGTGAATCTGATCACCTGAGGGGTTCATATGTGCGGACGACTCTCGCAGTACACCGGTATTCACGACTTCGTGGCTGTGTTGAGCATGCCCAATGCCCTGGTCAGCGCCGTGGGCTCCCAGCCCCTGGAGCGGTACAACGGCGCGCCGTCGCAACAGCTCGCCCTGCTCCATCAGGAAGAGGACACGCTGCATGCTGACCTGGTGCGGTGGGGCTGGCGACCGCACTGGGCAAAGGATCGCGCTGCACCTATCAACGCCCGGGTTGAGAAAGTCGCCCACGGGCCGTTCTACCGGGCGATCTGGCCGAACCGCGCCATCACGCCGATCAACAACTGGTTTGAGTGGGTCGATGAGGGTGGCCCGAAAAAGCAACCCTACCTGATCCGTCGGCGGGACCAGGCACCAGTCCTATGCGCGGCCATTGGACAATTCCCCACCAGCGGCCGGGAGCCAGGCGAGCACGACGGTTTCGTCATCATCACCGCCGACAGCGCGGGCGGCATGGTCGACATCCACGACCGCCGGCCCGTGGTGCTGACGCCAGAGCTTGCCCGGGAATGGCTGGATCCGGCCACGCCGAAGGAACGCGCCGAGCAAATAGCTTTGCATCAGGGCGAACCGGCCGAGGCCTTCGAGTGGTTCAAGGTGGACCGCGCCATCGGCAATGTTCGCAACCAGGGCCCGGAGCTGATCAGGCCTATCGCCGACTCACTTCTTTAGCGTAGGCCTGGCACGCACGCAGTGCGATCAACCCCCGGTCGCCGGCGTCGGTGATGGCGATAATTCTTTGAGCATGCGCTGGGTCAAGTTGGGCTCTTGCTCTTCCATGAACCACGCCGCCGGCGCCGGCGGTGGGAGACACTGCGCTGCAAACGGCTGGATCCTCGGCAAGAAGGACTGACAGCCGCAAATCAGCAGTGGCAAGGCGATCGCGCAGNNGAGCATCGCTCAGTTCCTTGTGGTGGGTTTGGTCATTGACGGTCAGCTGCTTCTCCAGGACCAGGCGCTTGGCCTGCTCTGCTTGAACTTGGTCTGCGGCGGCGCTACCGATCTTGGCGAGGTCGGATAGATGCGAGTTGGTCTGCTCGGCCAGTCGGCCGCTATACCGCCACTCCTGCACTTTCCACGTCGCGCTGATCGCCAGGATCAACGCCACGGCCACGGCCGCAATCATCAGCTTCAGCGAGGCCGGACTCATGCCAGCACCGCCTGAGCCTTTTTCCAAAGAGCCAGTCGATCGGCCAGCCCGTTGAGCCCACCATTAATTCGGCGGGTGATTCTTTCGAACTCGCCGGCATCCGCCAGGGTATTCAGCCCGCGAGTTGACCAGAACCACGCGGCAGACATCGCTGCATATTCGGCCTGCTCCAGCAGTTCAGGGTGATTGATCAGGTCCAGGGCCAGCGCTTCGCCGCAAGCCGCGTAGTTGGCCCGGCCGGTGACCTGGATCAGGCCCCGCCCTCGATACTTCGACCCATCGCCCTTCTCCGTATTGCCAAGATCGGAACGCCCTTCGTACCTGGCCTGTTGCGCGGTCGGGCCCCATATCTCACGCACCCACAGCAACTGACCAGACTCGTGGCCGACCTGGGCGATAAAGGCGGCCACACGCTGGCGGCCAATAATCTGGTACCGGCCCATAGCTGTGTTGAGGGCAGGCGCAAAAACCACGNNGCGCAAAAACGCCGGCTTTGGCGCCGGCGTTCGGGAGGATCTGCAGCAACTGCTGCGCGGTAACTGGCATGGCTTTCTCCGGGCGAAAAAACCCGCGGCTAGGCGGGCATAGTGCCACCCCGTATGATGTACCGGGTTCGACACAATCAATGGATGGAAACTCACTTTGTCTCGTATCACTCCTGACCAGTCGCAGCAGCTGGATTCCATCCGTGCGCTGTCTGCACTGGTGGTGCTGCTCGGCCACACAAACCAAACGATTCTGTTGCCGACGCTAAAAGCAGGCTCGGTTTTCGTTGGCTTCTTCACTCAACTTTCAGTGATGGTGTTCTTCGTGCTCAGCGGCTTCCTCATCGGGAAGTCGGTCTGCAACAACATCGCAAAGAATCATGGCTTCAGCATCAAGCAGTACGCGAGAGACAGAGCACTTAGGCTTTATCCGCCCCTGGTTGCGGCAATCATCCTGATTGCTCTGTTGGCTGCCCTCGCCCCGTTATTTTTCCCTTCCGGAACTCAACAACTGCTGACGATACCCGGCGCGAAATTCGTGAGAACCGAGTTCACAGCAGTCGCTAAACAGTTGTTCGGCGCATTGGCGTTTCTCAACGAGTTCAAAACCACAACACCAACCGCAAACGGCCCTTTATGGAGTTTGTCGATTGAGGCTTGGTATTACGTAGTTGCTGCCGCCTTATTTTTGTGGCCTTCGCGGAAGGCAGCGGCAATCGCTCTTTTGGTAATCACGTTTATTATCACGCGCAAGAACCAGCTATTTTATATGCTGGCTCCGATATGGTTCTCTGGGTTCGCCCTGGCATTCCTGCACCAGCGCACGCCACAAATGAACAACAGGCTATTCGGTTGGTTGTTCGTGTTGCTTACCGCTGCCGTTGCCCTGGCAATCGCTCTTGTTCTGTTCGCGGAGCCTCTCGGCAACGGCATATGGTTGGATCGAATGAATCACTTCCGGTTGATTTCCGGCCTGTGGTTCGCTTCCTTCATGGCTCTTATCATGGGCGGCGGCGCCAGATTCCCCGTACTATTCCACAAGCAAGCCGGGTACTCCTATACTCTTTACGTTATCCACTTCCCCATAATGTTGTTTATCCTGGGCGCTACTCAGACATATATTTATGGATCAGTGACGAATTCTATAATCGTCGGTGCGCTAACCATTGTCTTCTCAATCGCAGCCGCAAAACTAATTGCCCACTACGCTGAGAACAAACAGCTTCTCCGTTCGCTTGCCCTGAACACCAAGAGACTGGTTACCTCAAAATGATTGATTTAAAAAGCATCACTTTTGCCTTAACAATGCTGCTGCCTGCTATCGCATCAGCAGATGATTACACTATTGAAAAAACAAAATCAGGCGTCAAGTACGGATATTACCAAGGCGCACCGAATGGGCCGCTACTAATCGTTATTACGACCGACATAAAGGAATCAATGACCAACGCTTACAGCCCTATTGGGAAGATTTTGTCTGCCAAGGGCTATAGCGTAGCGGCTGTTGATGTTCCATGCCACGGCAAGGACACAATCAAAAAAGAAGGAACTGGTTTGGAATGTTGGCGAGCTAGAGCCGACAAAACCAGCGGCAACATTTTCGACAGCTATATCAGCAATCTAAACGCTGTGCTTGGCGATGTAGCGGAAAAACATAACGCTCGACTGGCGGACATCACTGCCCTCGGCATATCTCGTGGCGGCTACATCGCGATGAAGGCGGCCGCCGAGATACCGAGCATCACTACGATCATCGCAATGGCCCCCGTCACCGATGTATTCCGCTTACGAGAGTTCGACGGCTCGAAAGCCAATAGATCGGTGTACACCCTAGCCCCCTATTACTCGGCCCTTTCGAAGAAGCACCTATTTATTCAGATCAACAACGATGACGACAGGGTTGGAACCACGGAAACCTTATCCTTGATTTCCGGAATAACGAAGGCGGGAAGCCCAGACGCCGTAGATCTGACTGCAATACTGACACCAAAGAAAGGGCATTCAACGAGCGAGCACGCAATGGCTGCGGACTGGGCTTTATCTCATGAGCATGCTGCCTCTCCTGATAACGCCCAAATCCTTCCTCCAAGATAGGAATCTCTGTTCGCTTACACAGCCTTCACGATCATTACAGGGCGACCATCCTCAGCCACGGATATTACTCTCCCAATAGCAGACCTGAACTGATCAAAGCTCGGGTTTGCGACTGCATACGCGGATATGTAATAGCCATTTTTTTCCGGAACGATGTACTCGCCCGGCCGAGCGCCAACGATATTGACTGGCACCCGCCCCGCGAAAGCCATCCGGTCATATTGGTCAGCTTCGGATTCGGGAAAGTCATCACCGCCAACATAGGCAGGGTCTGTCGACTTCACCAAAAATGAAACGGCCTCCAGCCACTTGTCCGTCAGCAAGCCATCCGCATCAATCCCGACAACCTGGCCGGCGTTGATGAGACCGCAATCCGATCTCCTGCGCATGAACTCTGCGTAATCCGCACCGCTCGCATTGACGGTGCCGGCCGCGTTGATGGATCTCCCTGTAGCGGCGTCCTTTCCTACCCGCAAAATTCCGTCGGTGCCGAGCGTCATTGCGGACTTGAAGGTAATCGCTGCGCCTGCGGCCCCAGATGCTGCAACAAGCCATGCATGGGCCCCGTCGGTCATTTGGTAAGCGGACGCACCGCCAGTCATCCCCCGGCGATACGCGGTGTCGTAGTAGGCGTTGCTGGTGAGCGTCAGCTCGGCATCCGAAACGTGACCACGTATGGCGCAGCCGGAAATACCACCAAGCTCAATCACTCGGTAATTGGAGTGCCAGGGCGCCAGAGTCTTGCCAACGCCCAAGTTGCCATTGACGTACAGCGAGCCAGCATCCAGCTCCATCATGTGCTTTCTGGTGATGCTGCCTTTCGGGGTCACTTCCCACTGGAAGCGGATTCCGTGGGCGCCAGCCGTCCAGTTCTCGGTCGCGACAACCTGGAACGCCGCCGCACTCTGCGAAAGACCGCTACCGTCATGCCCACGATAGCCGGTTGACATGAGAAAGGCGCCGGAGCCAATCGCGCTGGGCGCTGCCTGCGTTCCGAAATAACGGCAGAAATGCACGTTGTTACCGTAGCTGCTTGCGCCATAGCTGTTGATCCTGACGCACTGCTTGCCGGTATTGTTGTTGTTCACCTCGAGGATGTGGTAAGGGTCACCGGGGATCGGGTTCGAGTTGAATCCCGCGCTACCGACCAGGGCCGTCGCGCCCGTTGCGCTGCCAGTTGGCTGCTGCTCAGCATCCGATATAGTTTCAAGCGGGAGCGCTGCCAATTTCGCCCGAAAATCCTCGTTGAAATCGTTAGATGACAGTCCCATCCCTGGGGCCTTATCTACTTTTGCATCGAGGAGCGCTGTGATGTCTGGCGTCGTGGCTGGGTCGCCAGGCTCAAGCGGCGCGCCTGACTCAAGTGCTGAGACACGTTGCGGGATATCACCCAAGACCAAGGCCGCAAAATCGCTTACAGCCTGATTTTCAATAGTCATTCGGTGCCTCCGGCCAAATCACTACGTAAGGGAAATCCGCCTGATTCTGTATGCGGCTCAAATCAAGGCTGTACCTTTTCCACGCGTTTAGCCCTGCCAGCTCCGCCTCGCTCGCCTCGCCGACATCGGCGGCGTATTGCAACGGCGCGACCTTGGCGGATGCGTGGCGCAGAAGCCTGTCCCGCGTGGATATTGCGGCTTCAGCTTTCTGTTGTTGGCTTACAAACAGCTCAGGCTCTTCCTCGACATATTCCTCTGCATAGCCGGCCTGCAGCGTTGCGAATATACCTATTACGTTTTGTGCGTCATCGCGCTGTACGTAGGGCATGGTTTGCTCCTTAGATGGTTTGCCAGCCGACTGTGACGATGGAATAAGCGATAGTGCTTGCCGCGCTCGCGGCCTGAACACGCACTTGCCGGCTTGTGTCGGTCATGACGTTCACCTCTGCCGCCGAAGCCTCAGATGTGTCGTTGCTGCCAATCAGAACGCCGCCGAGATAACTGCCAATAGCTACGCCAACTGTCACAGACGTGGTATCCGTTGGGCTCAAAATCAGGCATGGGTTGTTCGACTGGATGCAGGCGTTTGTCTTCGCCATTACCCGCCGGCCCGCCGGCGTGCTCAGTGCGAGCGAGGTAGAAACCGGACTGGCCGCTCCGCTTACAGTCGCGTCACGAACAGCGGTGGACCAATACATTGTTCTGATGCCGGCAGAACCGATCACATTAATGAACGGAATAATCAGACCAGAGCCATCCGTGAGAACGGAGTCGATCAGCCTGAAACCTGCGTAGCCGGTAGGCATGGTTGGCGCTGTGGCACTGGTTGAAAACAGGAGCTCCGCACTTCCGTCAGATGTTTTCCGAATCAAAAACAGGTGATACCAGGTATTGGCCGCCCTTGCCCCGGTATCAAGTTTTTGGGCTCCAGATCCAGCGGTCCAGGATCCGGAGGATATGAGTCCGGCAGCGAAGTTGGCCGACAGGACGATGTCGGACAGGCCGTCAGAGCTTTTGGCAGCACCTGGATCAACGTTCACCACGGTAGTTGGTGAGCCTGGGCTGTTCCACATGCGCAGGCCAGAGATATATCCAGTCGGCAGGAAAACCGAAAGCCTCAGTGCAAGGCCGTCTGGCGTTACCGCGCGCGTGGTGTCGGTTCCTGCGGCGGTTTCCGTAGCAGTAGCAAGCTCGACGAGACCTTTTACGGTTGTAGAAGCATCGGGAGGAGAAGCCGGAATCGCATTAGAAATTTTCTGGGTAATCGCAGCCAGCAGTTGCGCATTGTTGGCTTTGTTTAGGGTTAAACCAGCACTCGCGATGACGGCAACGACCTCCTCCTGTACCGCGTTTAACCAGTCATCGGTCACTACTGTCGCTGGGACAGCAGAAACCGGGTCACCCTCTGTAAATTTGTTGTCTACCGTGGCGCCTGGGCCGTCGATGCGATGCATGCTTAATCTCCGTATGCAAAAAGCAGAATGGTGTGAGCTGGCGCTAGCTGTTTAAGCTTGCACTCGAGCGTGTCGTTTCCCCATGCGCGCAATGGCTCACCCGCACCAGACTGCCCGGCCCTGAAAGGGATAACCGTCACCGAGGGTGCGCGCAGGCGCCAGGTGAAGACCCACGCGCCGTTTGAGATTGAGTCGCCTGCCACCGACAGGCCGGCCCGAAATGGCCGGAATTCCTCAACGGTGACTTGATATCCAAGAGCTGCGGCGACGCCGATGAAATACGCTTCAGATTGGCCGCCTGTGCTTGCCAGTTTTGAAACCAGCGCGTTTCGGCGGCCTTGCAGCGTCTCCTCGAGCACGCCAGCGCATTTGTCTGGCAGGCCTGCTACTCGCTCCCAATCTCCGAGTAATTCGTTCGTCGTGCCCGGGTTAGCCTCCAAGGGCAACGCGTCCCCGCGGGAGTCTGCGCGAGCAAGCTCAGTCGACATTCCGTCAAGGAGTGTGTGCAGAGTGGTACCGGCGTCCCTCGGGAATGCCTGTCCTAGTGGCAGCAGCGTTTTCAGCTGCTCCAAGTAATCGGCAGCTGTCGGCATTACGCCTCCTAGAAGCTGGAGAAGGTGATTGTTCCAGGAACGGCCATATGGCCGGTGGCATGCGCCACGTCAGCAGTCGGCGAGGTAATCGCGTTGTCAGACTCCCCTGCTGCGATGGAAACGGCCTCACGCAGCCGACTGATCAGAATGGCCTCGCCTGGTTTAGAGTCCCGGACAATGAGGTCGGAAACCTCAGCCGTCACAGCAGCTCGAACCGCCGGCGTGTTGGGCGAAAGCTTGACGGCCATGTTCAATGGATCGGCAATCGGCGCAGCGACGAATACGTCCGCAGTAACCGGCCGACGAGCGTCGATGTAGGCCTGAACTTCGGCCACCTTTGCCGGCGTTGGGATGATGTCCGCCTCGCCGTCACAGACGAAAAGAACCGTTACAGTTCCGGCACCCATTTGCAGCGGATAAACCCAGACTCTGGTTACGCCAGGAACTTCAAGGGCCCACAGCTCGTAGTCCGATGCCGCGCCGCCGTGAGGCGGTTGCCTGATCCGCTTCAGAAGACGGTTCAACAGCTGATCGTCCCGCTCAACGTCGAGACCGCCATCAAGAGCGGCTGAAACTACCGCAGTCGACTGAACCCCCGCGATCGGGGACACCAATATCAGTGGAGTGTTAATCACAGCATTGCCAGCCGCGCCAGCCGCCACAGCTATCACCGATACATCAAGGGTCGCTCCAATGAGCACAGCATCAAATAGGACTCGATACTGGACAGCATCCTGGCGCTGAAGGATCGTTCCGGCCGGAACGGTCGCGCCCACTGTTCCGCTCAGCCGGACAATACCCGAGGCGTAATCAGCAGGTTTCCGGAATATTTTCCAGATAGCCGCCCAGCGCTCCAGATACTCTTTTTCGGCCGTGTCGATGATCGCCTGCCTGGCGGCCCATTCGAGGAAGCCATACAGCATGTGGACCGCACCAGCCTCCGAACGGGCAAGTATTCCCAGAAGGGACCGACGAAGAACTGCACTTTCAACGCCCGTCACCCGGCCGCTGATGTCTGTGGTAACTCGGTCGATGAGCTCATTTAGTGTTGGTCTTGCGAACGGCATCAGGCAGCCCTCTTGCCGGTCTGAGCCGACCACTCATAGTTATACCGGTAACGGACAACGGGGCCGGTCGGACGGAAAATGTCTATGACCAGCAGCATCGTGCCGAGCGAATAGTAGGAGGCCTCAACCTCAATTTTCGTGGCGACCAAATCGTCAACCATCCACGCCAAGGCTTCCCGGCAGTATTGCTCTGCACGGCTGAGCGTCTGGGGGAGCTGTTTCTCCCGTGCCAGCAGCCATAGAAGCGAACCCGTCTGGTCGGTGGCCGATGCGTTGGCCAGGTCTCCCCAGTACCCCCGTAAATCATCCTGCGCGTACTCGGCGGGGATCTGTTCTGCACTGGCGCGTCGATCGGTAAAGAGGCTGATGATGACGGCAGTCTCCAGCCCATCATCGCGCTCAAGGTCAAATCCAAAAAGCACCAGGTCACCACCGAACTCTGTCATTACCATTGCTGCATCGGCCATTAGATGGGCGCTCCCGAATTGCTGCCACCAATGGTGACGCCACCGTGTTGGTGGTTGCTGCCGATGTTTTTCCCGTTGTTGGTGACGGTGCCGATGCTGGTGATGTTCCCTACAACGTCAAGATTGCCAACCAGCTTGATTGTCGGCGCGACGACTTCGACGTGCTGCACCGCCGTTACCTTGATCATCTCGCGCAGCAATTCGACCTTGTTGCCTTGGTCGTCGTAGATGGCCACCTCCCCGGCCTGCAAAGGGATACGGTACCGGCGGTCATCAACCACCAGCACAATGCCCTGCTCCCGGTTACCACCGATGAACGCCACCGCTACATCACCGCCTGTTGGGTGGCTCGTGAAGCCGTAATTTTGCATGTGCTCGACTCCGTCGCGGAGCTCGTTCTTCAGCAGCTCAACCTGCAGCTGCTGGCGGCCGTTCGAGTCGTTGACACCACGCAGCACACCCCGGCTAAACATCATCATCACGCGGTTGCCAAGATCGCGAATAGGATTACCCATCCTTTTTTTCCTCCTCTCCTATGGCTTCCGCCCAGATATTTCGCCCACCTTTCTTGCCCTTCTTCTCCTTTTTGGAATCAGGGGGCTCAGGGGAGAAAGCTTGAGGGCTGACGATGTCGAGCTTTGTGGTGGTGCCACCCTCACCGCGCTCGTAGGTAGCTTGGCGGATAATCATTTGCCCATCCATGCGCAACCACGGCGACTTAACCTGAACCAGCATGCCTGGCTCCCAAAGCGGGCCGCCTGAGCTTTGGCGCCAGCCTTGGACGGTGATAGAGGCAGATGCAGACTTTCCAAGCCGGCTGTTCGCTTCCCACGTCGCTCGCTCCTGGGCGCTTCCGTTCGAGCCTCCAGACTCCGCGACCACCAGTAGCGGACGGTATCTCCTGACACCGCTATCACTGGCGCCGCCCTCGATGTGCGCCTCTGTTCCACCATCGCTGTCCGGGTTGTAAGCAGCTTGGCCTTTCACCAAGTAGCTGTTGAAGCGCTGGCTGTGGTCAATGCTGCCGGACGCACTCAGGATGTTTTCTCCCTGGACCAGGCCGACAGAAGCGCGTTTATTGCCGGCGCGGGTTATCAACAGACCGCCAGCGCCGTCAGGCATGAGCAACAACCGGCGCTGCCTGGCGTACCGCTCGATCGCTTCGAAAGCGGTTTCCCCCTGTTGCAGCTTGCACACCGTGAAGGCCTCGCCTACCGGCACGTCAGCAGAAACACCGACGCCGAACGGCTTCGCCAAAATTTGGGCGAGGCGCAGCAGATCAATGTTTTTCCACTCGTCAGGGGTGTGGACGGCGCTGCAATCGATCAGATCCGCCGTTCGGTCACGACCTTGAATATTGATGGTGTGGTCATTTGCGCTGAACGAGGGTTTGAAGATGTCGACATACCCGAGGACCATAGGGACGCCGCCCAGGCGTACCTCGCAACGGTCGCCGGGAAGAATCGGCCACGGCGCCTCCTGTGCGGCCATGCCGCTCTGCCCTTCCCAGCGCTCTGTCAGCGTGACGGTGAATGCACCGGAGGAAGCGTCCACCGCCCGGGTCACACCGATCTGTGTCCAACCCGAGTACTTCATCCCGTTGACGAGCAGTTCGAGGTCATCCATTGGCAAGAACCTCAAGCTGTTGACCGCCGATCAAAAAACCTGGGCGCCGCGGATCGTTGCGCACGACGATGTCTTCCGCTCTACCTGCATCACCGTAAAGTTGGTATGCGACAACAAGTGAGGGAAGCGTTTGCCTCGGGGCGAACCTCGCCAGGCGTGGGAGATCCTGCTCGGGGTCAGGAACGGCCTGAACCACAGCGGTCCTGAGATCCGTTACCGCCACGTAGACCAGATCGCTGTCAGTGGTCTCACTTTCGTCATCCAACCGGTCGGCAAGCTCACTCCGCACTGCAATCGCAGCCTCGTAGCTGTCGTACTTCGTCGGCGACGAGGTAGTTTTTGTGCCGCCGTTTGAAACATCCTCGGTCGTCTGCGTGACGACCGCGGCCACCGCTGCCTGTGAGATGGCAGCCTGACGGACAAGAGCCGCAACTGCCCTGCTGTTCTTCACTACCTGTTGCCGGCTGGGGGTCCTATTGCTGGTAGCACTGTCGTCGCTCGAAAAGTATTGGTTGTACAACCCCATCAACATTCCGAAAGCGCGACCGCCGAAAGCTGATCGGATACTGCCTATAGCGCCGACCAATCGGTCAGCTAAATCAAATGGCGTTTGGATCAAGTCGAACGCATCCGATCCGATGCCTTTGACCTGATCGTAATAGTCGGAAACAGCCTGGATATCGCCCGAAACGATAAACTCGGGCGAACTGAGGAAGTCGCTCAGCCCCTGGATCTGCGACGTTGCCGCATCCGCGACAAAGGACGGAAATCCCTTGGTTAGGAAGTAAGCAGCAAAACTCTGCTTGCCAGCTTCGGTGACGGCTCCAGCCCTCTCACTGATGGCGTTGACACTATCGACCTTCGCCGACGGGTATGACGCCTCGCCAGCTTCAAGGAACGTCATGGTGAGAGAGCATTTGCCCCCTTCGTCCGACGTCTCACTAACAGTCAGCCCACGGCACACCACCGTCAGTTCGCCACGATAAGGGTGAACCAGCACACCTGGCCCGGCCTGCTCACAAGCCTTGATCAGTTCTTCCCGAGCAACGTCGTATTCCTTGCCAAGCAGGTACCCCGTAATCCCAAATTCCCGCGACTTGCGGCCAAGGTCTTCAGTGAAGGGGATATCACGCTGCGCTGTTTCATGCACTGCCTGACGACGGCCGTGACTGCTGTCTGCCGTAGCCACGAAAAAGCCCACGCCGCGAAAAGTCGCGGCGCGGTAGTTGTCTCGCCAAGCCATGAGGTGCTCCGGTTATGGGGCCATCATCGAATAACCGATGTCGGTGTCGAAGGTTGCGCCTTGGCTGCCCTCAGTTTTCACCTTGGAGCCCGCTGGCACATTGTTCAGGTCGACCTGCACCCGAACCGCCTGAGGTGGCTGGGCCAACTGCTGAGCGGCGTTCTGGCCGATTTGCGCAGCTCGACGCCCCAGGTCAGTATCTCCTGCGCCAGTGGCAGCCGCAGGGGTTCCACCCTCTGCGCCTCCGTCGACGCTGGCACCATCGATGCCGAGAAGATTTTTCGCCCAATCGGGCAAACCGTTCTTGATTGCGGCAACTGCTTCAGTGATTTTGGCGCCCAGGATTGCGCCAAGGTCCCAGCCGGTTAGATATTTGAGCAAGCCATTGAACCCTTCCATCATCAATGTGACCGGGTTGAACTCCGTCCACACCTTCCAGATTCCGTTGATGATCCCATCGCTGAATGCCGCTTTTACCCCCGCCCACTTCTCTTCGAAAAACGAAACGATCTGGTCCCAGTTCTTGTAGATGACAAAGGCCGCCGCACCGATCGCCACAACCGCCGCAAGGAACCAGCCGACCGGGGTAAGGGCAATCGCAAGCCCCAGGCCTTTCAGCGCCACCGCGAGATTCAGGACAGCCATCAGCAAACCACCGCCGATGTATAAGCCCAGCGCTGTGAAGATTAGATTCGCAGCGCCAAACGTTTCCGATAGTGAACTGAATACCTGGATCACCGGCTGAACGACGTCGTACAGGTCGCCGAGAAAGCCTGTCACCCGCTCAATATTCCCGGGCAGATTCTCAGCAAAAGAAGTGGCAAATGCCTCAATCTGAGGCCGGTACTTCACAATCGTCTCGATCAGTCGGTTGCCCAGCTTGTTCAATTGGGGGACCAAAGCGCTACCGATGGTGTTGCCTACACCGCTGAGCGCTGCGTGGATCGTATCCAGGGTATCGCCGAAGGCCTCGCCTTCACGCACCGCATCGTCGGAGATCACCAGGCCGAGACGACGGGCCTGATCAGACATCTCCTTGAGCCCGGCGCTACCGCCACGGATCAGCGGTAACAGCTCTGTGGCGCTTTTCCCGAAGATTTTCACTGCTGCCTGAGCCTGCAGCGATGGGTCTTTGATTTTCGAAATGCGGTCAACAAAGGTGTCAAATAGCGCATCCGAGCTTTTTAGTTTCCCCGACGCATCCTTGATGTTGATGCCCAGCCCTTTGAACATCTCCTTGAGTTCTTTCGAGCCAGCCGTTGCTGCGCCAACGTTGATTTGCATCTTCTGCAAGGCGCCGCCGAGCGTTTCAGCGGACGAACCGGTCAGTTTCGCTGCAAAGCCCAGCTCTTGGAATCGTTCACGGCTGATACCGGTTCGCTCTGCCGTATCGCCGATCGCTCCTGTCGCATCCGCAAAACCCTGGAAGAAGCTGTTCAGCGCAGCACCTGTGACGCCCAGCGTGGCTCCCAACGCAAGCAACCGTTTTGCACTGGAAGCAACCGCATTGCCAACGCCCGCAACGGCCCCGCCCACACCCTTCAAACTATTGGTGAAGACCGGCAGGCCAGTCCGATCCAGCGCCCCAGTTATGCCAGTGCTCGCTGCTTTGACCTTACCGAATATACCGCGTAAGGGGGCCGTGACCCGGTCCACAGCCTTGATGATGACGTTTAGGGAGTATCCTTTGTCTGCCATTCAACCCATTCCTCGGTGCGCTCAAGCCACCAGTTCAGCTCGTCGAAATCCATATCCATGACCTCCGACGGCTGAACGCTCATGACCTTGACGACGACAGTCACTCCTGACTGCCACCCCCGAGGTGCTTCAGCAAAAAATCGCGGGCTTCCTGAATGACGGAAGCCTGGTCGTCCTCGCTCAGCTCTTCAATCAGGGCTGGTGGATGGCCGACCATCTTGGCGCCCAGGTCGATCAGCGTGGCGAAGTCGATATCGACGCCGCCGCTACCCTTGCCGTCCGAAGTTACGCGCAACGCGTGACCGCGCAGATATTTCAGCTTGCGGGTCACGGTCAGCTCGCTGAACGTGTCCTTGCCGAACGAGACTGACTCGGCCAACTGGATCGTTTTTTCCTTTGCCATTACTTCACTTCCTCGGCAGACATGCCTTCAAAGCGGCAAGCGATGTTGCCTTCTTCGGTGTTGCCGGTGCCCTCGCCGGCGTACCAGGCTTCACTCAGGGTGATGACCTTGCCGTTGGCGAGCTCCAGCGTGAGCGTGGCGTCGTCGAGCGTCACCAGGTCCTCCAGGCTCAGCTCGTTGCGATCGGTGATTTCACCCTCAACGAACGGAATCTGAGGGGTCTCTTTGTAGCCGTGCACAACATCGGCGCCGACCACGCCTTCGCGCTTGGGCTTACCGATGTTGTATGTGAAGTTGCCTTTGGCGAAGTAAATGTCACCGTTCACCTTCAGGGCGATGGTTCCGCCAATGCGGTTTTTGCCTGCCATGTTCTATCTCCTGGCGGGCCCCCCCCCCNNCTATCTCCGGGCGGCCGCCCTTACAGGCGGAACTGAATTTTGTTGGCGACGATGCGCAGTTGATTGACCAGATCAGGTGGCAACAGAAGATCCACGCGGTTCGGATCGCTCTCGTTGCGCTCGGCGATCAAGTTCGCCTTGAAATCCGCCATGTTTTCTACCAGGCCCAGGCGCTCCCACTCGCGGAACTTCGAGATAGCCTCAGCCTTCATCACGACAGGCGTGACCACCGGCTGGCCAGCGCCGTAGCGGGTGCCATCGTTCGCGAGTTTGTGCCGCGGGTATTTGCGCAGGATGTAGTCGCGCCAGTCGTGCCGGATGTACATCAGGGTGAACAGCGTTTCACTGTCCAGGTAGCTGATATCAGCCCCGCCGGCGGTGTTGGTTTTGTAGGTGGTGATCAGGCGCTCGACAACCATCGTGCCGTCGTTGTTGACCTTGCTGGTGGCAATGCCGTCGAACAGCAGCAGATTGCGCTCCTGATTGGTGAGCTTGTCCGCCGCCGCGGGAGCCAGGCACCACGCGTATTGCAGATTCTGAACAGGCCGGGCCGGATCGATGGACGCATAGAGCGCGGCAATGGCCATGGTTTCGGCCGCCTTCTCATACGCTGGCATCGGCTCATCATTGGCCATCATGATGACCAGGTGCGGGTTGTTGTGGCTGTCGCCCAGAGCACCGAGCGATCCCTGGCTACCACGGGCCGCCGTGAACGCGTGCGCTTCAATTTCACGATCCCAGGCAAACCGGCTGTTGAGCTCGGTTTTAACAGTGGCCAGAGTAGCGCCGTCCGAGTACGCCAGCCCCCAAACCTGGAACCATTCATCGCCCAAAGCGGCGAGCGCAGCACCCAGATCCGGATTGCCGGAACCGCCAGTGAACGCGCTGATGGTTACTGCGACACCTGCCGGCAGGACCTGGCCGGTGTAGTAATTCACACGGGCGTTGAGAGTGTTTCCCGCCTCGCCCTTGTGGCGACTGGTCAGCGTGACGGTTCCGGTCGTAGCGCTGGCGGTGACCGGCATATCATCTGCCGAGGTGACCGCCGCCACGACTTCGGTGGCGATTGCCGTCGCGGTATCGCCACTGATCACGCCCACCGACACGCGGCGGCCGGCAATCATCAGGTCAATGGTGCCGGAAGCAGTTGCAGGGCCAGTGAATGCCAGGGTGGCGGTGGCCGCCACGCCGGCGCCACTGTCCGCCACCGGCAACACCTGCAGCTCGGTATAGCTATCGATCGCGAAGGCGGCACGCACCATGCCGGAAAGCATCGAGCCCTTGCCGAACTGCGTGTCGGCCTGCGCGGCGCTGGTGATGCGAATCAAGGCGTCGGCAGCGGCGAGCCCTGCAGCCAACTTTTGCCCAATCAACAGGCGGCGATAAGTGACAGGCTGTGGCCCCCGTACCGCTTTGCTGTTGTCGATTTCGCTGTACACGCCCGGCTTGCGAAGAGTACCCGCGCCAGGGATCGTATCCATTCCAATGGTCATTGTTTTTCACCCTTGGTTTCGGCCGGTACAGAGGCCTCTTTGATAACGACGTCACCGGCTTTTTGCTTGCGCAGCCAGTAGCTATTGAGTTCAACAGGCATGCCTTCCGGCTTGACCTGTTCGTAGGTGTCTGGGTGTCGCACCAGGCGGCCCTCGGCCGGTTTCACGAGCACACGCGTGGTCATGGGTTAAGGTCCTCGATGATGGTTTTCGCGCGGTCGGCCGGGTCCGGCTGAGCGTTGCCCAGGCTGTACTCGGTGTTCAGCGTGTTGAAGTTGGGAAGCGAATCGTTGAAGTCATCGTCAGGATGACGATCGAAGTACTCGGCCTCGAATATCAGGCGGCAGGCACCGGTCAGGTGTTCCGATTGGTCAAGGAGCACCATGCGCGAGCGCACGTATCTCAGGTCGTTCGCGGTATCGCCCAGAGTGTCATCCCTAAGCAGCAACCGCTCCACCTGCCGGGCCAGCGTATCCAGCGTGTCATCAAGAGCCTCGTTTCCTTCGGCGTGAATCTCCACCACCAGCTCTACCCGGCGCCGGTACTCTCGCGGGGCCTGGTTAAATATTTCGCCCGCCTCGTCCATCGTATAAACGATGATGGCTGGCAGTTCGCTCTGCCAGCCGTTGGAAATGAGCGGCGCAACCCGGCTGGCATACACACTCGCGCCCGCATTTGTGGCGCCCAAGAGCGCCGCAACGGCGGCCTTCCGGATGAGTTCTCGTGGATGAGCCATAGTCATGCCTTGCGAAGAAACAGCGTCACACCGGCCACACCGTCGGATTGGACGTCGTGGATCTTGTACAGAACGCCCCGTGCCTTGACGCGGTCTCGGTTCGTGGGCTCGTTCGGCAAGTCAATCAATCGAACGCCGAGGATGGGGTTGTTGGTCGATACCGGAGCACCCGTCTCAGGATCAACGGATACATGAGCGGTATCGAACACTGCCTGGGCCAGCGGCAAGCCGGGCTCGACTCCATCCGTAAGCCAGTACACAGCGCCATCAGGATCAATGGACGCCGTGGGCTCGCTGAAGGTGCGAATCGATACGCCTAGCATGCGTTGGGCCATTGAGGCCCAACTCATTTACGGCACCGCTGTCGGCGCGACCACGCCATTGAGTCTGCAGGCGCCGGTGGCGGATGGGTTGGCAGCCACCTCGGTGGCCATTCCGACCAGCACCAGGCCGGTGGCAGAGACGTTGGTCAATGCGCGACTGGAGGTATTCATGTAGACAGGATCGCCGACTGCCCACGCTTGTGCGCTGATTTTGGTCAGGCCGAAAACACCGTTGAGCTTCAGTACCACAGGCGCGCCGACCACTTCAGTCGTCGCCGCAACGCCGATGATCGAACCGACTTTGTAGAGTTCGCCCGATACGGTGCCACCGGTAGGAGCCGGGACAGTCAGGCAGTCGCCGTGCTGGATGAAAGTCTTCATGCAAGGTCCCCTTCAGAGACAAAAACTGGAAAACGAAAAGGGCGCCACTCGGCGCCCTTTTTGGTTTGGATCGAACGGCAGGCTTACGCGCCCGGGTTCTTGTATGCGCCGCGGTAATCGATCCAGCCGGCGCCGAACACCAAGCGGGCTTTGATTTCCATGCCGTCGACTTCGAAGCCTTCGCGAGTTTCGGTGAAAACACCCTGCTCGCCTTCCAGGTAGGCGTATTCGAAGGTGTCGACAGCGCCCGGAGCCGAGAACAGATACCACTGGTTACCGGTGATCCGAGCGTCCACGATGACCGTCAGGGAGGCGTTGCGCACATCGTTGATGTCTGCGTTCTTCGCCGGCACGTAGACAGAGCTAGTGAACTGGAAGGCTTCCAGCTCCTTGTCCGGACCAACAACCAGAAACTCTGGCGAGAGGTTGAGGAACTCGCCGGCTTTCGACTTCTGCTTACGCATCGCGGCGCGTGCGGCCGCCAAGGTAGTGGTGTTGATCGCGCCACCACTGGCAGCAAGGTTTCCGTGGCCAGCGTCGTAGAACGGCACGCCATCAGTGAAGTTCGGATTTCCCAGCAGCAGCGCCCAGACCACGTTGGACTCGGTTGCGGCGGCGGCATTACCCAGCGCAGCAGGGATGCGGGTCAGTGCACCGAGGTCATCGTTAACGATGGTTTCCCAGGTGATAGCAATGATCTTGCCGAACTTGGCGACTTTGATCGGCGCACCGTCTTCGGACAGCGTGCCGTATTTGTACTCGCCGTGCTCCTTGACCTGCTCCAACGCAGCGATGTCGCCCAGGGCGGCGCGAGTCACGGCACGGAAGTCCGGCACGGTGGTCTGGCGGCCCAAAGGACGCCAGGTCTGTGGCGCGTTGGTGTAAGCATCGCGAAGGGTTCGATTGACGGTGCTGCCCAAGAGCAAGGGGAAATCGCTGGTGCTGTGCATGCCCGCCGCACGCACGGCCTGGCGATCGCAACCCAAAGCGGCGCGTGCAAGTTCCTGGGGGGTCATGCCGCGAGCGTTTCCGCCCGCCATCTCGACGAACTCGCGAGCCATGTCCACCAGTCGCATGCCCCTGAACTCTCGGCCTGCATCTTCCAGCTTGACGCTTACGTCGCAACGGTGCAGCAAAGCGTTCTGCATGGCCGAGCGTTTGGCATTCAAGACAGTGACGTCAAGGCCTCCGGTTACGATGGTCTGCTGGCTGTTGCGGGTATTGGGCTGATCTTTAGCTTGGCGCTCGGCTACAGCATCGATCAGTGCGGAGCTTGCATCGCCCACCGAAACGCCGCGTTCGATCAGGTCCTCAACCACGGCATCGTCGCCCAGACCGACCTTGCGGGCCATGGTACGGATGGTCAGGCTACGCTTGCGCTCTTCGTCAGCCGCCTCACGGCGAAGCTTCTCGTCGGCCGCGCGCTTCTCTTCTTCAGTCATTGCATCTTCCTCTTGGGTCGTAGGCACGGCGGCCGGTTCTACGATCGGCTCTATAACCGATCGAACTTCAAAAATGGTGTTGAATCGCTGGCCTTCGTACTCGGCCGGGGTTGTGGCGCTGCGCACCTTGGCGCCGTCATCGAATCCGATCGGCACGAGAGAGAGTTCGAGCGGCTCCCAATCGACTGCGCGGTAGGTGGGTAGCTTGTCGTCTTCTTCCTCGAGCACCTCGTAACGATGCACGGCGTAGCCGACGCTGATATTCCGAAGGATGCCGTCCACAACATCCTTGAAGACCACGTCAGCATCTTCACGCTTGCTGAACCGGACCAGGGCGTGGCCTTCGCCACCCTCAAGCCAGGCGCGCTCGACAACCGCCAGCACCGCGCTCAGCTGGTACTGGTTGTGGGTATCGAGCAGCGGCGCGCCATTGTTAAGCCGATCGAGGCGCACAGCGCCGTCGCTGACGTCAAGCTCTTCCATGTAGCTGCCAACGTCCCAGGACCAGCGCCGGCCTTTGGCGCCAGTCGTCCAGGTCAGCTCGACGGTCCGCGCATCAATGTCGACTGATCCAGGGCGGACGGCTGCACGAATGCTGAACGCTGGCGTCTCATGTGTCTTTCGCGTCATCACCTGGTTCGGAGTCGGCATCGTCTGGTTTCTCTTCTGTGGTTTGTGGCTGGCTCGGGGAACCGGCGGCCGCAACTCGGCGCGGGTCGCAATCCAGCACCAACCCGAACTCGTCGATCATTTCGTTTGCTTTCTTGATTTGCTCGGCGTGCCGTTTTGGATCGGTGATACCGAGTTCTCGCAAGGCGTCGGGCCAAGTGGTCAGGCCGTTGCGCACGCGAGTGATGACGTTTTCTGTTTCTGCTTTCGGATCGACCATGTCGCGACGAGGCGGTACCCAGTAGGCCTTAACGTCGTCGGTCACACCGCCGGGGAGGAGTACTTGAGCCTCCATGAACCAGCGCCATACTTGGTCGCAAAGCTGGGGAATCAGCATTCGCCATTGCCAAACATCGACCCTCCGGGCGAAGTTCAACCAGCCCATTCGCCCGCTGGAAAAGTTGACGCCCTTCAGGTCGCCAGTGAGCAGCTCGTACGGGACGCCCAGGCCGACAGCCATGGCGTGTAGCTGTTGCCACGAATACGCCGTGTAACCGTTGAATGTTGGAGGGGTGCCGAAGCTGACGCTTTCGCCAACGCCCAGTTCCTGGACGATGCCCGGCTCCACTCGATCAATGAGTGGTGGTTTCTTTGCGCCAGCAGCACCGGAGTTTTCGTCCTTGGTGACAAACGCTGCGAAGCAGGAGGCAATTTTCGCCTGCTCCATCACCGCATCTTCCATCTCATCAAAGTTGCGCATGCGCTGGATAACAGGAGCTAGCCAGCTATAGCCGCGAGCCTGTCCGGGACGCTTGCGCAGGAAAACATGAATCACATCTTCTGCCGGAACCCGGCGCGATTGCAGCGAACCCCAGACCGCGTTGGCGCCTGGGTGCTCATCGAACAGCCAATAGGCGACCCGCCGACCTAAGGCATCAAACTCGACGCCTTGGATGATGCGGTTGAGCCCGACAATCTCTGCCTTCGACTCATCTAGGAAATCCGCCTCGAGCACCTGTAGCTGTACAGGAACTGGCAGCCCATCGGAACTGAAGCGACGGCGACGACGCACCAGGCACTCGCCGCTTTCGGCTACCGCTTCCATGATCATGTGCTGCAGGCCGTAGAAATTATCCAGCCCATCAGCGTCACAAACAGTCGTCTCGGCCCAGGCTTTCCAAAGTTCCATAAGCCGCAAGCCATCACGGTCCCGCTTTGCCAAAGGCAACGGCACGATACCAGCGCCCACGGCGTTATCAGCGATCCCGGTAATCCCACGCTCGCCGAACGGATTGTTACGCCGCTGGTCCCTCGCCCGGTTGCGGAGCTTGGCCAGGGCCGGAGCGTTTTCAACGTTCGCATCGGCACCGGTAGCGCGCCATCCATCATTGCGGCGGCCTCCTGCTGCACCTTCAAACCGGCGCTCAATCATTTTGAGCGCAATGTCGGTGCGCGCTTTCTTCAACCGCATCTCGGAGCGCTTCGCCGCATACCCAGGGAACAAGCTGTCGAGCATGCTCATGGGCAGTATCCTTTGGAGAATGAGGTGAAGCGCCGGCCGCCATCGTTACAGGCGTTCAGCCCAAGGTCGGTGGCCATCAATTTGAGGATCCGCATCATCTCGTCGAGTGATCGATAGGTGACGCTTTTGTCGGCATAGCGGACCGACAACGCCCCTTCAGCGATTGCCGCCTGCAGGGCGTTGTATTGCTCGATCGTATAGGCCATCAGTTTTTGTTCCAGTGAGTGGATTTCTTCCGCGGCCGCTCTTCGGCATCCGGCTCGTTCCCGCCTGCGACGGCAGCTACAAGCAGGTCCAAGTCGAGACCGAAGCGCTGCTGGCAGATGCGAAGCGCGGCGAGCGCGTAGACGAAGCAATCGAGCGCTTCGTTTCGGCGCCCACCGTTGTCCCAGCGCATCACACGCTTGCCTTTCGAGATGGCTGCTTTTTTCTTTTCGGAGGTGAGCTGTTTTACTTCCGACTCGTCGCAAATCACGTCGTTGGCCGGTAGGTGGACTACCCCGGGTTGAGACACGCCGGCCTGGGAAGCAGCCGTATCGACCGGCAAACCCATGCGGCTGTAGAGCAGCTCCTTGGCGTTGTCGGTACCAACCTCGGTGAGGAAGACCTTGTGCACCTTGTTCTTCGTGCGCGGGAAGTTCGCGATTGGCTTGCCGTAGATTGTCGCGCCACGGATTGGTACGACCCAGTGCACGCCATGCTTGCGGCTCTCTGCGTAAACCTCGTCCGCATAATGGCCGCCGGCGTCCCATGTCCAGCGCTCCACCTTCATGACGGTGCCGTCGACGCGGGTGAACTGCCGGTGCAGCTCAAGCCCCACCTTGCGGCGAAGCTCCTCGCTGGCTGGGTCGCCCATCAGAATGAAGCGATGAACCAACCACGCTTCCTCGCCTGGACCGAACGCCCAGACACGGCCCTCGAAGCGGTCGTCTTGAGTGTCGATGCCGCCAACTAGCACCAGGCCAAGGGCCGGTACTTGCGGATAAACTTCCCGGCGACCGTACAGAACCTCGGAGTCGAGCTTCTCGCCCTGGTCGTCGTCCCACGTTTCGCCGCGCGTGGTGTTGATGAAGGTGATCAGCTTCGATACGTCGCCTTTCACCTTCAGCCATTCTTCAGCCAGGCTGAGCCACGTACTCCAGGTGCTGTAGATCGCCCAGATGCTGAAGCTGACCGAACGCGGGGTGCGGATGATTTCGTCATCGACACCAAACCAGTCCATTCCGTCACGGGTCCAGATGCCGGTGTGCTCGCAGATCCAACGCCCGGTCTTGGACGCTTCGACCATCTCGTTATGCCAGATGACGCAAGCAGCGTGCTCGCAGACGTACCAGGCTTTCTCGGCTTCACCGAGCGCGTTCTTCTCCCACTTCAGGCCGAACTCACAATCCTTGCCGCCCCACTTCAGCGTCTGTTCCTGCCGGCAGTGCGGGCAGTTAATGTGGAACTTGAGTAGATAGGGTGACTCTTCGACTGCCTTGGTGATTTGGCAGGACCCGGCACGCTTCGGTGTTGAGCCGCGAATCGACTTCGGGTAGATCGCGCCGTTCAGTCGCTTGTCGCCCAAGGTGATCGGCGCGCCCTCGCCTTCAACGCTTTCGTCAAAGTTCGACAGCTCGTCGTAAATCACCTCGTCAGCGGATTTCTCGCGATAGTTGCGCGATGCCTTGCCGCCTCGAATCCAGAGCGTGCGCCGGTTGGCGAATATCTTTTGATCCAGGGTGTTGTCGCTGTGCTTGCGACCGAACCAGGGGGCCAGGTCACCGAGCACCGGCACGTCTCGAATCATGCCGTTAACGTGGCTCTTGCTGATGTCCTCGGCGTCCGGGTCCGTCGGGCTCCACATCATCACGTTGCGGCGCTTGTGCTGGATCTTGTAACCGATGTTCGCCATCAAGAGCTTGGTGTAACCGATCCGCGCCGACTTGATGAAGTTGACGACGTTGATCAGGTCGTTGCCCATGCTGTTCAGGATCGCAACCTGGAACGGCTCGGTCGTCCACTTGCCCTCGTTGTAGGAGGACTCGGCGGACATGTAGAAATTTGCATCCGCCCATTCGACGGCGGTTTGCGGTGGTTCTTTGTAAAGCGCCTGGAGTCCTAGCTTGATCGACTTGCGAAGATCATTCAGCCATGGACTCAACGTACTCATCTAATAATTCCGGAAGTTGCTCACCAAAGCTGGCGGCAATGTTTCGAGCAAGCGCGATCTCCCGCTCCACCGACTCGATTATCCGAGGGTCAACCTCCGGGTGACGTCGGGTCACTGTTTTGCCGACGGTGTCCAGTTTCGAGCCGATCTGTGCGGCGATTTTGGCAAGGGCAAATGTGGCGAATGGAACCGGGACCAGCTGCTTGTCCAGCACCAGGTTCTTCTTCTCCTGGGCGATCCGTTGGGCAGCGGTGAGACCTCGACGTTCTTCGAGCAGCTTGTACTCGATCATCGGATCGACACCTTCGGTTCCCTCCCCCGCAGGTTGTTGTTTCCGCTGAGAGTGTCCGACGCGGTTTTCGACCACGTTCTGCACGGTGTAGAACGCCTCTCGACCGATGCGCGCGACAGGCGCAACTCCCCATTTGTCAAAGGCTTGCGGAGAAATCCCGAGGCTCGACGCCATCTCGGATTTGTTCAACCACCCGCGCTGTTTGGTTGTTTCGTTTTTGGCCATGATTAAACAACAACCAACCCCTGAAAAAAGGTCATACATATTTGATGGGCGGGGCCCGAATTACCCGCAGTGGGCCGGGGGCCTGGGAAGGACCCAAAGGGGGTACCCCCTGCCCCGGGCGGTCAGCCTCGGGCAGTTGCCAGTGCCTGATCCATCGCGCTAGCGAACTCTCGCTCCCGGTTCGCCTTCACGATGTTGTCCGCGATCTTGTAGAACGGGACGATCACTCGATAGCCTGGTTCGCTTTCACTGAAGATGAAGACAGGCCGCACTGCATCACCGAACGCGGTCTTCTTCCGCTCCCAGATCCCATTGGTACCATCTACATCGCCTGCAAAATACTTCTGGGCATTGCCCTTGCGCTTACTGCGCTTGCTCCCGGTGGCGTTCGCCTGCACACCACTTACCGTCTCGGCGGCACCGAGGCCCGACAGGATCTTCATGATCGTGCCGCGTGGTACGTTGCCGAACTGATTGAGCGCTGATGGTGCAGGAATGGCGTATTGACCGGGCTGCATGATGCCCTTGCCGATCAGCGCCTTTTCAAAACGCTTATGGGGTCGGCGACCGCCCTTTACTGTCTGCTGTAGATAGGTGTCCGCTGGCACGCCCGAAGTCCACGCATCTTTGAAGAAGGTTCTCGCCTCTGGGTTTCCCTTCTTGGCGGCCTTCACGTACAGGCTGTTCAAGGTGGTCGGGGTTGGATGATCCAAGCGCGCCTTCATTACCGCGAGCTCGCCCTTCTTCACCAGCTGAGCCAGGCGCGTCGCCATCAGAGCAAACGCGAACGGCACTTGCTTGCTTCCCAATACGCGAAAAGCTTTGGAAAGCTCTTCAACGTTGGTACTTGCGTCGATCCTGACCATGCTAGTTAGCCGTTTCGGCTGGGGAGTTTAAAGTCGGTGACTCGGTCAGCGATGTTGCGGATCTTCTCTACACCCAGAAAGCCCACCCAACCACCGGCAAAGGTCGCCATGCTCTGAGGCAAGCCGAAGAAGTCCAGGCCGCTGATAATCGTCAAAGTGAGACCGCCGCAGATTGCACCTTCCACCAGCATTTGCCGCCGCGTTCCGCCGCCATACGTGATGCGCAGAACAGCCATAGCGCACGACAGTGCGGCCGCATACAGAACGGGCGCATGTTGGCTCAACCACGCAAGCGCTATCGCCCAGGTATCTGGTTTGTCTGGCATCTTTGGCATCTCAATTCTTCCCTTCGCGGGAGCCCAAACAAAAAAGCCCTAGCGTTCGCTAGGGCTATTGGAAAGAAAAAGCCCCGAAATACGGGGCTTTTAATGAGGTCAAGCCTCAAATAAAGTGGGGACTGCACCATTTGCTACGCATCCCGCCATAACGGCGACGATCGATATTAGTGTTGCGTGTGCGAGTACAGCTGCGAGTTTTTTAATCATCCCTTGCTCCTTATCCGCAATCTTGGCTGATGCGGTCAGCGATCCAATGAACATTGATAGAACAGTCGAAAAGACCATCAGTGTGAACAGGATCGCCATCAAGGCAGGCTGCGCAATCGGAGTCGAACCGATTAGTCCCCAGTAACTGGTTGGCAGGCAATCGGCCTGCACGTGAGCCAATAATAACAGGCTCACCAACCTGGGATAAACATTGGACCATAAAAAACCCAGCCAAATAGCTGGGTTTCGTTTGTCAGTCCTAAACATGCGCAAGAACGACAGGATGGACGTAATTTATGACCATTCCGCCACTACGTCAAGCGGCGTCGATGAAGATCTCTTCTTTGTCGAAAATCTCGGTCGCATGGACAACAGCGGCCTCCTCCAGCGATTCAAGACGCTTGGCAATTCCAGTCCTCCACCGGCGCCTGGTCGATTCGGGTTTGCCCTCGGTATCCCATGTGTTCATGTCGTAGAACTCAGCAGGCAAGACGATCATGTCAGTGGATCGCTTGACCGTTTGAACGCCCTTCATCTTTGGGATGGCCCAGGCCGTCAAAGCCTTGTAGACGAACAACTGGGGAGCCGGGGAAACCATTCGCGCGACCAGGCGCCCGATGGCTGCCACCTTGTTCCCCTTGTGAGTCGAATACTTGGCCACCAGCACATCCCACTGCGCTGGATCGAGCTGACGGTGCAGCAGCGCATAGAGGCAGCAGTCGTAATCGAATTTGTCCCGGGGCGAGAGCGAGCTACCGTTTCCGCCCTTCTGGATTTCGGCGTCGATCAACTTCTGCCAGGACTGTTTGGTGCTGTTGTCGATGTTGTCGGCGGCCAGCACCCGAACGAGTGTGCTCATCACGTCTTTATAGATGCCCATGGCTCAATCCCCTGTGTAGTTGGTGCCGCCGGCGCCGCGACGGTTGTTTTCGTTGTATTGCCGCTGCGCACCGTCCACTTCAAGGCGGAGCCGTCCAGCATCAGCCACCGCATCGCGGAGTTGCTGGTTGAGTTGCCGAACAAGATCGGCGAGCGGAATCGGGTGACCGGTTACGGCGCAAACCCAGCCGGTACCGTCGCAGACTTCACAATCCAGGTCATGAAACACGCCGCGCACTAACCCAGCCCCACGGCACCGGCCGCACGCCATCAACTGCTTCTTCTCCCGACGGAAGGCGGGGCCATGCTGTTTTTTTATCATTTTGAAACCTCGCCATTAACAATGTCAGGAATAGCCGTGCAGCCCGCGCCGTTACTGGCCTGCGCGGGGTTATGCGAATCTTCAAATTGGGCGCCTGTCAGGTTGTGAATCGCCTGAAAGCCACGCTCATCTAACCAACCGTGCCACTTCTCTAACGCCTTCAACCGCTGCTCCCGGGCCTGGGTGTTGATGTAGGTCGAGGCGATCTTGCCCAGCGAGTGGTTGAGCAGCATCTCGCCAATGTGGCCGTCGATCCCGAGGTCTGTCCAGGCCGTGCGCGCCACTTTGCGAAGGTCGTGGCTCGTCCACTCACCCTGGCCAAGACGCGTGAACACAGCGCTCGCCTGGCCCTCACTCAGCGACCGGCCACGGCGCGACGGGAACAGATAGATGCCGTCGTAGCCGCTGGCGATTTGGGTGGCGCGATACCGGGTCAACAGGGCCTGGGCCTGGGCCGTCAGTGGCAGGCGATGCTCGGTGCGGGTCTTGGTGTGCTCGGCCGGAAGGAACCACTCGCCATCGGCCAGGGAGATATCAGGCCAGCGCGCCATGCGAGTTTCACCAACCCGGGTACCGTGGCACAGCATCATCAGCGCGAGCATCGCCTCGGCGGGCTGCTCCTCGAACCGTTCGGCCAGTGCCGGTACAAGCTCCACCAGGTGCACGCCGCGCAACCGGGCCGCTTTGGGCATAATCTTGGCCTTGGTGAAGTCCACGAACTTCAACCCGGCCACGGGGTTGCTGTCGATCAATCCCAACTTGTGCGCCTGGCGGAACGCGACCACCAGCAGGCCGAAGAGCTGACGCACGTAGGACAGCGACAGCACTTCCTGAGCGGGCCACATCAGCAGTTTGTCCAGCACCGGCGCCGAGACCTCGCGAATGGGCAGGCTGGCCAGGCGCGGCCGCAGGTGGCAGGCAATGGCCGACTTGGCGCCGGTCTTGCGCTTGGCCGACAGCGAGCGATCGCGCGCCATCCGGTCGCCGTACCAGTCCAGCAGTTGACCGACCGTTGACAGCCCGCCCGGGGCTGCGGTCGCCGATGGATCGTGCAGCAGGCGCTGACGCAACGCGGGCAGCTCGGCCAGCACGGCCGCCGCGCCCAGGTCAGGAAAGCGTGCGATCTGTTTCCACGCCTTGCCCTTGACCAGGTACCAGGAACCCCGTTGCCGGTCCTGGCCGAATCGCAGATACAGGCCCGGGTGACGGGGGTCGCGCAGGTCATGAACCGCCGGGTCGGCAGCCTGGCGGCGGATCTCGGCATCGCTGAACTTCACTGCGCGGGTCTTGCTCATGCCGCAACCCTCGTTGGTGGTTGGAGCAGATAGGCCCGGATCGCTTCGAGCGCATCGATGTGCCCACGGCAGACGATCGCGAGATAGCCTTGCTCGGTCAGCGCTTGGATGTACGCGTCCTGGCTGGCAGAGACGGCGGCATCAAACGGCGGCATGGCCTTGAATTCGATGTACAACCCAAAGTACCCGCCGCGGGCCATGGGCAGCACCAGGTCAGGAACGCCTGCCTTGACGCCCTGCTCCTTCAGTTTGATCGCCACGAGCTTGTGCCGGTGCCCACCGTTCGGGACGTGGTAGATCAGCTTCGCAGCCGCCGGGTAACGCAGGGTGACCTCCTTCAGCAGCGCGGCCTGCTCCAGGCCTTCGCGGTCGATGGCCTTGGCGCGCTTTGGCTTCAACCCGAACGCCTTCATGCGGCCCCCTTGACGGTCAGGATCCCGGCCCGGATCAACGCTTCGTGGGTTTCGGCGATCGCCCGCGGCATGTCCGCCCACTCAACGTCGCCGGCGGCCCGGCCGTCGATGACATCGTGGCACGCGCTGCAGGCGTACACCGCGACGGTGTCGAAACCCTTCATGCCCATGCCCTTCTGTCCACACGGCAGATGCGCTAGGACGGTGGTTTCTGGGTTGTGGTTGCAAACGCCCGGCATACGCACGGTGCAGTCTTGGCCGTTCGCCGAAGCCCGCAGTTTCTTCGAGGTCACGCGCATACCTGCTCCCCGGTGATGCGATCGATCACCTCATAGGTCGATGGCCACATCAGCCGCCCGAACTTCAGCGCGGCGCTAGAGTGTTCGAACAGCGCCACGGCGCGATCGGGTTTGTCGGAGAGCTCCCACTTGTAGCCGCAGCAGTGCACCGCATAGCGGTAATCCGCTGGGTCCGTGGGAGCGAGACGTGAATCAGCCACGGGCACCTCCTTTGGCGCGCAACGCACGCAGCTCTGCCAATGCGGTATTCCCCACCTCCGGGTTGCGTTGTGGCTTCGGCGCAGCGAGTTCGGCGGCCGGAATCGGCCCCAGCGCCTCGCCTTTCCAGATTTTCCGGCACTGGGCCAGGTAATGCCGCTCGAAGCTCGCAAGACCCAGCTCGCGGGACAGCAGCGGCAGGCTGTGGAAGCCGGCGGCGGCCGTGGCGTGATAAATGGCCGGGTGCATCCACTTTGCCGAGGCGCGCATGGCCGGGTGGCAATTTCGCAGGCCCTGGGCGTAGGCCTTCTCCACGCTCGGCAGGCCCAGGCCTTCAGGCGCGAAACACCAACTGACGAAAACCCCGGGCGCGGGGACGAATGCGACCTTGCTCGCGCTCAATACCCGCATGCCGTGGTCGATCTGCTCCATCCTGGTGATGCCGGAACGCATGAACTCGCCTAGCCACTCCAGCTTGGCGGCATTCATGACCGCCTCGGTTGACCAGGATTGGCGCCAGGCGCCGCACGCACCACGCAGCCGCAGGAAAAGGTCGTCGATCACGGCCTTCGTTGAAGGGTCGACTTCAGCCACAACCGGATCGGCTGGCGGCTGGTAGGTCACATCAGTTCGGCGGGTAGCGATCAGTTCGCTGACGTGGGTTGCAGTTCTCACAGCCGAACCCCCTTGGCAGTCCAATCCCCGGAACCGTCCATGTCATCGGCAGGCTCGCCACGCTTCACCGCGCTGTCACGCTTGATCCACTTCGCCAGGCGATAGCACCACCCACTGTCCGAGTCGCGGGTTTCGCTCTTGGCGATGAAGAAACCCTTGAACGATCCGACCGTTTCATCGGTGACGGCGTCGTATTTCAGGCCCATCAGCTTGAGCTGGCTTTCCAGCTGCTTGGGTTCATAGGTCCACTCGGCGAACATGGAAAAGCGTTGACGGGAATCGGTGCCTCTGAGGGCTTGGCCGTCCTGCTCGGCAACCACATCGGAAATCTCGCGCTGCAGCTGCTGTTCGGTTACTTGATGGTTAATTGACGTATTGGGTGCAGATTCTGCACCCCGTTCTGTCTCAGGCTGCACCCCGTTCTGTTGTGAGTTGCACCCCGTTGCGTCATCTGCACCCCGCTCTGTACGGGGTGCAGGAATTGCACCCCGCATAAGCTGAAGGTCATAAACCACTGGGCGGCGGTCATGGCGATCGATATGCACCGCGGCAATGGCCTGGTTGCCCTTCTTGATCAGGCCCGACTCTTCCAGGACGTCCAGCTTGTAACGCACGGTACGCTCGGACAGGCCAGTGTCTTGGGCCAGCGTGGTGGCCGATGGGAAAGCTCCGGCGCCGTTGGACCCGGCATAGTTGGCAAGGCACAGCAGCACGTGGCGAGCGCTGGAATCCTTCAGGGTTTGAACGGGCAACGACAGCGCCCATGACATTGCTTGAACGCTCACAGCGAGGCTCCGATATTCTTTTCGGCCAAGTAGGCAAGGCCTTTGGGGGTGATCATTGGGTCGAACGCGGCGCGCTCGATGCCGGTCTCTGGGTCAGCCTTCAATGCGGTGACCTTGTGGACCATGTAGCCGGAGGTGATGCGAGGCTGATAAGCGACCCAGCGCCTGGAGCCTTTGCGGCGGTAGATCCAACGGTGCTGTTCCAGCCAGGCAAATAGCTTCGCCGGCTGGACTTGCAACTGCTTGGCGGTATCGGTGATGCAGATCGCACCGCCGGCGGCGGCAAGGCGCTTGATGGCAGCGACCTTGGGTTCCTGGTCCAGGATCACCAGACGCAACGACTGGTTGTCGCGGGCCTGATCCGCAGCAGCTTGCAGCGCCTCGGCGTAGGTAGCCGGGATCTGGAACTGTCCGACCTGCGCTTCCAGCTCCTGCCAGCGATCAATGATCTTGGCGCGCAGCTCAACGCTGTAGCCCGAGACCACCACCAGGGTGTCACGCTGGGTCAGCAGGAACTCGCGGTAGACCTGGCCGTTCTGTGGGTGCACATAGGGGGTGTCGTTTGAAGAAACGACACCCTTCGCGACCAAAGCGCGGATGGTTTTCAGGACGTTGTCGTGGCTGCTGCCGGTGAGTTCGGCGATCTCGCGTGACGACATGGTGTGACACGACACCTTTTGCGATGGTCCCAAAAGTGTCGCGACATGGCGGGTATTGCCGGGAGCGGTGTTGATGTTCATAATGGCCCCACTGAGTTATTGCTTTGTTGAAAGGACCGCCCTGCCAGGCGGTTTTTTTATGCCTACGATTCAGGCCGCCTTCAGCGATTCACGAAGTACGTGAAGCGCCTCGATGGCTTCTTGAATGGCTTTCTCGCCCTGGGCTTTCTCGTGCTGGCTAATGTGGTTATCAGCAGCGGCATCGAATATCAGTCGACCCACATCGCCACATTCAGCGGACAGGTGACCCAGCGCGACCATCAACGGCTTGGCGCTTGGTTTCTCCCGAGCGACGAGCTCAAAGCCGAACTGGTCAGCGAGGGTAACGAGCGGCCGCATGTCTCCGGTGTGCAGCAAAATGCCGAACAGGTGCTCAATGGTCAGGTGATGCGCCGCGTTGTCCGGGTTGGAGCGCTGCAGCAGGCTCACGTGGGCGAGGCACATTTTTCCCGCAAGCTCCTCTGCCCCGCTTTCCTTGACGGTGGTGTGACAAGCCCTCAAGAAATTTTCCATTCGTAAAACCTCGATTTTGTTTCCGTAGAAGCCCAGCGAAACGTGAGCGATGATTTGTTCAGCGAGTTAGGCAGCGCCGAGCAAAACCTTGTGGGCGAGCTCGACGAGATCGGGGCGAAGACCGGCGATAGTGATTTCCCCGCCGGAGGCGTCCTGCAAGCGCTCAGCAAGTTCGGCAGATGCTTTTCGATGACCGCCTGCGAGCTGCCACAGATGGCCGACGGTGGTTTTTGCGGCGACGGCAACTTCCTCGCGGCGGCTGGAAGCGGCGTTTGCGAGCCAGTCGCGCAGATGGTCATTCATAGGGAATCTCCTAAAACATAGGAGAAATTTAGCTTAGGGCTAACATTGGAGCAAGGAATATTTAGCTGTGAGCACATTTAGCATTGAGCTAAACACTGTCATCCTTGAGCGCATGGACATCTATGCAATTCGAAAGCACCAACTAATCAGGCTGATTGGCGCCAAGAAAAAAGGCGCCTGCGCTGAGCGCTGGGGGATGGCACCTGCGCACCTCAGTCAGATCCTTTCGGACAAGACCGCCAAGAACCTTGGTGATGACGTTGCTCGTCGCATTGAGTCGATTGAGCAACTGCCGCGGGGATGGTTTGACTCGATACCGAGCGATGGCGGTCTGCCCGCGCCAGGCACAGACGTTGCCGAGGCCTCGCCCGCCCTAGCGGCGGCAGAATCGTCTGTCTCTGCTGCCGATCAGGTTAAGCGTATGCTTGCCAAGGTAAAGGGGCTGTCTGTAGAAGCGCGGGATCGTATCGTGGCGGCAGCGGAAGAGCCGGACGACGGGCCTGATCACGTGATTCCAGCAAGCTTGGCCCGCCTCAGGCCGACAAACGACGAGATTCTGATTCCTCAGTACGACGTCAGGGCAGCAATGGGCCACGGGCAGGTGCCGCCGGAGTACAACGAGGCGGTCCGTAATCTGGTGGTCAGAGAAGAAATCCTTCGTGAAAAAGGCGTGACCTACACCGCGGCGAATGCTCTGGCGATGATTACGGGCTGGGGCCAGTCGATGGAGGGCACGATTAATGACAAGGACCTGGTAATCGTGGACCGCGGGGTCAATGACTTTATCGGCGAAGGAATCTACTTGATGACGTGGCATCAGGAGTTGTACATCAAGCGCGTCATGCGCCTGGATGAGGAGCACTACAGGCTGATTTCGGACAATCAACATTATGAGAACCAGACAGCACGGATCGATGACGTGACCATCCACGCGAAGGTTCTGCTCATATGGAACGCACGCAAAGCGTGAACAACCAAAAAAGCCCGCGCCCCAGCGGGCTTTTTAATGCGCATTAGAAAGGTGCTACCTCCTCAATTGGCTCCAGTTCGCTCAGGAGCCCGACCTCAGCGTCGTTATCGGAAGCTGCTTCCCAGCTCAATGTGACCGATTCTGGTTCGTCGTTGAAAGTGATCTCGATCCCGTCAACGTCCGAAAGTACGTTCATCACCTCGTCCCATTCCCTGTCGCCGTCCGTATCCAGCCGATGGATAGTCACGGTGCGGTTCAACTGCGCTATGGGGTGATTGATCATGTTCGAAACCCGCAAATTCAGCCGCTCTATTCCGGACATCGGTGTGCGTTCTTGTTTCTGCTTTTGTGGGCGCGCCATCTGCCTCTCCTGTGCTGTATATACGTACAGTATCCGAGAGCAAGCATAACCATAGTTAGCAGTTTGCAAAACCCCCCTTCGCAGCCTCTCGTCCCCTCTCCCCTACCGTAAATTTCACTTAGAGCTAAATTATTTAGCTTGGAGCTATTGACGTATCTTTAGCTACTAGCTAAATTTAATTCAACGCAACGGCAAGCACCGAAGCGCCAGGGCCACAACGCCTGCCGCTCTTTAACAACCAGCGCTACAAACAATAGACCGCATTGCCTCTACCGGCGACCGGCGAGCAGACAGGCCCGAAAGCCTGCCAACGACAGGAACAACCTGGACGGCTGCTCGATGGTGAAACGCCAGAACCGAGTGAACGACCCGGCATGCAATGCGCCCCGCCCCTTCCGGCGGTAATTGGACGGAATGCATCACTTCTGCACCTTGGCGACAGGGTGCAGCGGGATGACAACCGGGAGAGATGAAATGCCAACGAAACGTGGAAGCGAAATAGAGGTAGGCGACGTTATCTATCTGGGCCTGGGCGATCGCACTGGCAGGGTAGAGGACTTTAAGGCCCACCCCCGGCTTACTGATTTCAACCCCGGCCTGACGGCACGGATAGCGGTCACCGACCGAGGATCGATAACGATCATCGATCAGCAACCAATTCGAGTGCCCGAATGAAGATTTCACTTGCTGGCCTTGGCGACAGGGCCAGACGGGAAATCAACCGGAGTACCTGAAATGTCCGAACAACTGACACTCGATGGTCAGCCGATCATCAAACAGCTCCGCGTGTTCATCGTGGAAGAGCATGACTACTACGCAGCCAGCTGTGTTGAAGAGGCCCGAGCGATGCATGCCGATATGGTAGAGCGTGAACTTGAGGATGTTGATGAAAGCGATTGCGAAGAAGCCGTCGGCGACATCCTCGACAAGCAATGGATAGACGATGACGGCGAACCTCTTGGAACGCTTCGTCAGTGGCTATCCGAAGCAAAGTCCCCGGGCTGGCTGACTGGCACCGAATAAACAACCAGCGCCACGACAGCCTGTCGTTAACTGCCCGAGCTCCTGGTACTCCCCAGCACCAGGCCGCATCGGAGTGTGATCTGCCTGCACCTAAAAACATATGCCTCTCTTGGAAAGGCAGGTGATCTAGCAGGTTTCGACCGGTAATCCGGACAGGCTACCCCGGACGGCAGATCACACCCCGATGCGGACGAGAACACACCGCGAAAGCGGCCCCCTGCATCACTTCTGCCAACTAGAGACGTAGTTGGGGCATTGCTGGTTTTGCCATAGGACACCAGCCCGAGCACCTCGAAAGAGGCTGCATCGGAATGTCGGCGCCCCATGAAAAAAGCTGATCCAGGCCAACTGTTTGTATGCGAACGGGCGGACGTAGTTAGGCATCTTGGTCAGGACCGACATTCCAATGCAGCTTTGAAGGTGGCCACTGCCTGCCCAGTGAGCGAACAACGGAGGATGACCGCCATGAAATAGCCAACCTCAAGCCCTTCCAACGAAGGCACCCGGCGTTCACATACGGAGGCGTTTGTGAAGCCAACCAAAAGCCCGGTCTCGATCGGGCTTTTTTACGCCTGCCTTTATCCGCCAGCACTCTCCCCTGCGCCCCACGGCAAACGGCAGGCGAGCAGAGTGCTGACGAATAAACGCAACCCCAACGAGGAATCGCCATGCATCCATCCATTCAACAGCGAGTCGACGGGGTTGCGGCCCTGCACGCTCGTTCAACCATCGCCACCGCCGCGTTCTACGCCCTGATCGGCAAGGAGCCACCCGTGCAGAATATTCGCTACCAGGTCGTGCCCAAGGGCGAACAGGCGTACCACATCGTGGAGCTGGCGACCAACAAGGTGCGGGGCTTCCGCTTCAGCTACAAGGCGGCCGTCAACTATGCGCAGCAGCTCGAGTCGCGCGCCGATGGCATCAAGGTCACGCTCTCGGGTGACCGGCAATGATCGGCGAGCCAATGCCCAACCCGCGGGACGCAATCATCCAGGACCTGAGCCAGAAGATGGAGCAGTTCTTCGGCAGCGGGAAGACCATCCAGCAGATCGAAAGCGGCATCAGCGCCGAAGTCCCTTTCATCGGCACCACCGTCCACCACAACAAGCTCCGTGTCCAGCGCGACAAGATCGCGCCCAAGGTGCGGGAGCTGGCCGAGGCCGGCAAGACCGTCAGCCAGATCGCGGTCGCCCTGAAGATGCACATCAAGCGCGTTCAGCTGATCGGCCGAGAAAACGGATTCCGGTTCGCCGAGCCGTCATGAGGCGCATCAACAACCAGGTGCGTCAGCGCCGAAGGCAGACATGGCTGGACATCCCAGCCAGCGGAATCGAGGGAGCAGGCCATGGCAGAGGAACAACAACCGACGGCGGAAGCGATCAAGCAGCGCAAAAAGCGCGAGAAGGCAGCGGCGAAGGCTGCCGCCCTGGGCATCGAGAAGTTCACGATTGAAGTGGCTGGCGTGTTCAAGGCTGACCTCAAGCGGGTGATGAAAGCCCACGGCATCGACAACCAGCAGGACGTTCACCAGCGGCTGCTGATGAACCTGATCGCGGCGGACTTCGAGACTCAGGCCAAGATGCTGCGAGGTGTCAAGACACCTATTGTCGTTTCCGAAAAGGTGTCGAGACTTATTCGGGAGGCCGGCCGCAAGTCGATCGCCGCCGATCCGCCCGAGCCTGACGACGAAATTGTTAGCCCCGCTCTAACGGTGCGCCATGCTTAACCGTACCGAACCAATCAAACTGTCCGATAGTTTCCTTGGCCGCATCAAGAATCGCTTGCTCTGTATCGTCGTATCGATCGACTGATGGACATAGCTCAAAGCTACAGCAGCAGCTGTTCGAGTCATAGAAGGCGCTTACGACCTTCTTTTGCACGCCTCGACTTTCCAGTGCAACGCAGAAATTTATCATTTCAGCGAGTTCGTATGCTTTCCCGTGGCGAGTGGAAATCCCGATGCCGAACACTGTCATCGCATCCACTGAAACCTCTCCCGCGTACATAAGACTTCCCTTCTATTCGTGATGATTGATCACCCCTAATACCCCAACCCAAACCAAATTGCCACCACCGGTCACGGAGGGCGGCGCCTGACTGGAAATCAACTATGACTCCCTCTCACCAGATACTGGTCGGCGACTGCCTGGAGCTGTTGCGGCAGATGCCAGACAACAGCGTCGACAGTGTCGTGACGGACCCGCCCTATGGCCTGTCGTTCATGGGCAAGAAGTGGGACTACGACGTCCCAGCGGTTGAGGTTTGGGTTGAGTGCCTTCGGGTTCTAAAGCCGGGGGGGCATCTTCTGGCGTTCGCCGGCACCCGCACACAGCACCGGATGGCTGTCCGCATCGAGGACGCCGGCTTCGAGATCCGCGACATGATCGCCTGGGTCTACGGGTCGGGCTTTCCGAAGTCGCGCAACATTGGCAACGATGTCGATGGGATGGATGGCTGGGGCACTGCCCTCAAGCCAGCGCTGGAGCCTGTTACCGTTGCTCGCAAGCCGCTGATCGGCACGGTGGCGGCCAACGTGCTCGCGTTTGGCACTGGCGCGATCAACGTCGATGCGTGCCGTGTCGGCACCGAAAGCACACTACGCCCTATCGGGAAGCCGCTGAACGGCAGCGCCTATGGCAGCGATCGTTCAGGACTCGAATCTGTTGGGAAGATCGGCGGTAGCGATGCCGGCCGCTGGCCTGCGAACCTGATCCACGATGGCAGCGACGAGGTCGTGGCCCTGTTCCCGTCCGAGGCTGGCGCCAGCGCGCCGGTGAAGGGCTCCGAGCCGACAGCTAACGGCTTCAGCGGCCCGGTCAAATTCAGCGGCCTGATCGGGCGCGTGCCCGGCAAGTTCCACGCCGACAGCGGCAGCGCTGCCCGGTTCTTCTACTGCGCCAAGACCAGCCGCAAGGACCGCAACGAAGGTCTGCTCTGCTCGGGTACTCCCGCTGTCACCACGGATGCAACGATGCGTGATTGCGAAAAAGCCGAGTGGAGTACTCGCAACGGAAACCATCACCCAACAGTAAAGCCGACCGATTTGATGGCCTACCTGTGCAGACTGGTCACACCGCCTGGCGGGATAGTTCTCGACCCGTACATGGGAAGCGGTAGCACTGGGAAGGCAGCGATACGCGAGGGCTTCCAGTTCATCGGCATCGAACGCGACACCGACGAGCACGGTAACAGCTTGGGATATGTGGCGATCGCCAGGGCACGCATCGAACACGAAATCACCCGCCAGCAAGAGCAGCAAGCCGAATCCGATCAACTGGATCTGTTCGGCACCGCCTGATCCGGCCCTATGCCGGGCCATCAACCAATAGCCCACAAACTCGAATCACGCCAACCGGCGAGGCCGGTGGCTGCACGGAGGATCAATGAATGAGCTGGCTCTTTTCGCAGGCTCTGGTGGCGGAATTCTCGGAGGCCACCTCCTCGGCTGGCGCACCGTCTGCGCCGTTGAGCGTGATGCCTACTCAGCACAAGTTCTGGCGCAACGACAGAACGATGGAGCCCTCCCAGCTTTCCCGATTTGGTCTGACGTGCGCAGTTTTGACGGAAGATCATGGCGTGGCCTTGTTGACGTGGTTTCTGGCGGATTCCCGTGTCAGGACATATCAGCTGCCGGGAATGGGGATGGCATCGATGGCGCCAGATCTGGGCTGTGGCGTGAAATGGCGCGAATCGTCGGCGAGGTACGACCCGCATTCGTCTACGTGGAAAACTCACCTCTGCTTGTGGGAAGAGGACTTGCCGTGGTCCTCGGTGACCTTACCGAAATGGGGTATGACGCGCAGTGGTGCATTGTTTCAGCATCCGACTGTGGAGCGCCCCATCAGCGCGATCGTATCTGGATTGTGGCAAACGATAGTCGCGGACGACGCAGTCAGCCGGCCGGAGGGGAAATGGAACAGCAGGGGCGAACCGAAGCTATCAGCCGAAGTAAAGCTCTGGCCGACCCCGACGGTTCACGGCAACCACAACCAGCCAGGGAGCAGCAAGAACGCGGGATGGGGCCTGAGCAGTGCGGTGAAGCAATGGCCGACGCCTACGGCGACCCTGGCGACCAAGGGTGGTCGGATAACGCCCCGAAAGGGCCGAGAAGGGGGGGCGCTGATCGAAGCAGTGTCAGCGAGGTCGTGGCCGACGCCGTGCGCGAGCGCGAGCAAAGGATCATCGCCGGCCAGCCTGATACGCAAGTCCGGAAAGAGTCGCGTGAACGATCGAATCGACCATGCCGTGATGGCTTCCGACGGTGGCCAGCTGAACCCGGAATGGGTCGAGTGGCTGATGGGGTGGCCCATCGGGTGGACCGAATTAAAGCCCTTGGCAATGGACAAGTTCCGCGAGTGGCAGCAACAGCATTCGCCATTCTCACCAGCAACGACTGACGCCGCATAACTCCCCCACTCCACCGCCCGGGCATGCCCCGGCAAGGACATAGCCATGCCCGCAGAAAACATCCGCACGGTAGTCACCGAGTCACTGATCGGGATGATCGCCGCAGTTACTTCAACGACACCGCCAGCTAACCAGCCAATGCCGCCGTTCATTCAAGGCCCGATTGATCGGGCCGTTGACCGGATCAGTAAAGCGGTCGCGCCAGGATTGACGCTTGCCGATGCCCGCGCCAACCGCCTGTACCTGGCCGGGCCGATGACTGGCTTCGAAGACTTCAACTTCCCCGCCTTCAACATGATGGCCGCCGAGCTGCGTGCCCGTGGCTACGTCGTCGAAAACCCGGCAGAGCACGGCGTCGTGGAAGGTGCGGACTGGGCCGACTACATGGCCTATGACCTGACCCGCTTGGGCCTGTGCGGCCAGGTCGCGGTGCTGCCCGGCTGGGAAAACTCAAAAGGCGCCCGGCTCGAAGTGCACATAGCCCGCGAGCTCGGCATGCGGGTTGTGAATGCCCATGATCTGGTATCGATGGAGATTGCAGGATGAGAAACATCAAAACTCGCGAAGGCTTTGAGTTCTGGGACAAGCTGAACGCGCTGCCCCGCTACGCCTTCCTGCTTTCACCATCGGGCAAGTCGGTGCAGAAGTTCGAAGACCAGGCCATGGGCAGCTGGATCGATGTGCACGAAGCGCAAAAGGTCGTTGACCAGGCTCAGGAGGAGATCAATCAATTCCGCGCCGAGCGTGACGCCCTGCAGCTGCGCCTGAACGCAGCCGATCAGCGGATTGATGAGCTGACCCAGCGCAAGGCCGAACCGGTGGAATGGGGTGCGCCGAAAACAGTCCGCCAGTTGATCCAGCAACTCGAAACACTGGACCAGGAGCTACGCCCGCTGTCGATGCTGCGCGTGCCAGGCGATGTTTTCGAAGACGGCAAAGAGCGAACTCGCGCCGTTCACCTTTCCTTCTCTTACGAGCGTGTCGACGGCCAGTGGCTTGCCCCATTCAAAGGTGACGGCGAAAAGGTGTTGGCCTTCTGGTGCCGGACTGAGCGGCCCGCCACGGCGTTCGGTTTTCCCGTTGTCCTCGACCCGACCCTGGCGCCCAATGAAATGCGCTTGGTTCAGCCCGCGCCCCACCGCCCAGAGGATGCACCCATCAAGGGCATGATCGCAGCCCGCGGCGGCGAGTTCGCCATCATGATCGACGAGGCGAACGCCCATTACGGCTGGACATTCAAGAAGCATCCGGACGGCATGTGGGTGTCAGGCCGCAAGGCCACCGATGCAGAAATGCAGGCTGCACGTCAGTACGCGCGCCAAACAAACCAGCAGTAACCCCTCCCCCTTCAAAGTCAGCCGCTATAGCGGCAAGGACGAACTCGCATGAAAAAAATGTACTGGATCCTCCGCGCCGCTCTGTACATGCGCAGCGTCATGGGTTGGTGGAAGCCGACGGACCTGGTGTTCTGCTGGAAAACCGGCGCAACCATCTACGACAACTATGAGTATGAAGGCCGTCTCAGCGAGATCGGCGAGCCGGCTGAGGAAATGGCCGAGGAACTCAGTTGCTGGTCGGAGTGATGCCATGAGCAAGCGCGCGGTTCACCTTTACCCATGGGACGGCGGCACCGAGGCCGATCAAGATCCTCCCGAACATGTCTATTGCCGCACCGAAGGCTCCATGGCGGACGACCAGCTAACCAACGACTGGCGTCACGTCACATGCAAGCGCTGCCTCAAGATCCACGAAAAAGAGTTGGCCTCGCGAGCAGCGGACGACCGAGACCAGAAGGTCAAGCTGTTCGACGAAGCCCAGGCCATCACCATCACCCTCGGCCACCGGAATATCTCGACCGCCATAAGGGCCTTGGTCAGGGAGCGCGACGAACTCAGGCATGAGCGCGACAACCTGCGCGAAGATAGGGACGGCTTACTCGAAGCAGGAGCACACCTACTATGATCCTCCCCCTGCTCTACATGGCCCACCTGATATACAGGGGGGCCAGGCCATGAGCCTGCCCTACGAGAACGCCACCAGCGGCGACAAGGCCTTCGCCGAAATCCAGAAGATTCTGGGGCGGTTCGGGTGCGACAACTACGGGATCATGCACAAGGCGAAGGAGCAAATCACCCTGGTGCAGTTCGAACACCGCGGGCGCACCGTGCAACTGCCAGGGCACTGGGGCGGCTATGCCAGCGCCTGGCTGCGCGAGCACCCCCACAGCAGCCGCATGCGATCCACACCGGACGAGCACAGGCAGAAGGCGGCGGACATCGCGCAGATCGCTGTGTGCTCAATGCTGCGCGACTGGGTTAAAGCTCAGGTCACCGCCGTTGAGTGCCAGCTGATGACGTTCGAGGAGGTGTTCATGCCTCACATGCTGCTGCCCGACGGACGCCGCATGGTCGAAGCCGCGCAGAAGATGCTGCCGCCGGCGCAATAACCCTAACCCCAATCCACCTACAGCCTGCCGGTGAACGGCGGGCGAGGAATTCTATCGCCATGCCAAACCATGTGACCAACAAGGTAAATGCTCCAGCCCACGTCCTGAAAGCGCTGATTAACGAGAGCGGCAAGATCGACTTCAACACCATCCTCCCGTTTCGTGGGGTCTTCCCTTGGGACGGGATCAGCGGGCAAGCCGAGACCGCTGCGCAGGCAATCACTGCCCAGCCGCTGAACGATCATCCATTGATCGCCGGACTCGAAAGGCGCAATCGCGCCGAAGCCAACGTAATGCAACTGAGCGAAGAGTGCTTTGAGCAGTTCATCCAGATGCTGCGCAACAAGCGCACCTCGGGGCACTTTCACTCCTTGGACTTCGCGCGCGAGGTTTGGGGAACGAAGTGGAACGCTTACGACCAGGTGATCAGCCTGGACGCCGGCGAGCTTTCCTTCGATACCGCATGGTCGTGCCCTATTCCCGTGCTGACGGAGCTTTCAAAGCGCCACCCGGAGCACCTGATCACCGTTCGGTATGCAGACGAGGATCTCGGTAGCAATTGCGGAACCGTGAGGCTCAAGGCTGGGGAGACTGTGTCGTTTGAGGTTGCCGGGCGCTGGGATGACATGAGCGAGGAGCAACGGCGGCAGTGGACGGCCTGGGCTCGCGAGCTGAAGGGCTGGACAGAAGACGAAGAAGACGACGAATAACCCCCTCACCACCTTCTGCCGCCACGCGCGGCATGGAGCATCATCATGGCAAAGGTCATTGCACAAATGACGATCAAGCTCCCCCGGCTTATGGAGGTGAGCGAATACAGGAAGCTGCGCTACGTCGGGGGAAAGCCGAGCGTTCAGCAGCTGAAGAAATGGATTGAGGAAGGCGAGGTGGCAGGAGAAGTGAAAGGCGGGATGTATTTTGTGGACGTCCAGGCCGCAGTAATGGGCTCTACTGACCCGTTGCTGGCCCAAATGATGGAGATCGGCTGATGGCAGCCCGGCCGCGCACACTGAAGAACAGGAAATTACCGCCGAACCTCTACCCCAACGGGAAGTATTGGCGGTACCGCAACCCAATCACCGGCCTGATGACTAGCATCAACCGCCCCATAGAAGAGGCAATAAAACTCGCCCGGGCGGCGAATTTGAAACTGGCGGCGCTCGTTGTGGACGATGGCGCACTGCTCACCCTGCTGACGGGCGACCGCCTGCCGACTGTCAGCAACCTGCTCCAGCGCTTCCACGATGAATGGCTGGTAGATAAGGGGTACGCCGCTCGCACCTTGGAAGAGATCAAATTCAAGATCGAGCGCTACCGGCAGGACCTTGGCGATAGGCTGATCGGGCAGATGGACGTGCTGGCTATGGCCGAGTATCTGGACCAGTTCAGCAACAACGCCTACACCAAGCACCGGGGGCTTTGGGTGCAGATATTCGCGTTTGCCGTGGCCAAGGGCCTGGCCGAGCGAAATAATGCCGAGCTGACTCTGGTGAAGAAGGAGGCGGAGAAGAAGCGGCAGCGGCACACGCTAGAGGGGTTGAAGTCGATCATCGACGCGGCGACAACGCCACCTTGGCTGAAGCGAGCAATTCGCCTGGCACTGACCAGTCTCCAGCGCCGCGAGGATATCGTGACCTGGTTGAAGTCGGCGGTCGACATGGACAAGAACACGCTGACCGTATCGCCGGGCAAGACACAGGGCTACGACAATCCGGTTCACCTAAAGATCACCATGGGCGCAGCGCTGCGTGAAGTCGTCGGCGAGTGCCTGCGCTCGCCGCTGGTCTCGCCCTACCTGATCCATTACAAGCCGAAGGCGCGGCGCCGGGAACAGATCGACGCGAAGGATCACTGGACGTCGGTAACGCCGGATTATCTGACCAAGGAGTTCAGCAAGGCGCGGGACGCGGCGCACGCTTATGACCATGTGCCCGCCGGTGAGCGCCCCACTTTTCACGAAATCCGCGCTTTAGGAGCGTGGCTCTACGAGCAGCAGAACTTCCCGCAGGAATACATCCAGGCGCTGTTGGGCCATGCGGACGAGAAGATGACCAAGCACTATCAGGAGGGACACGGCGACAAGACGATCGACTATGTTGAGGTGAGCGCCGAATTGGCGTTCTGAGGTGGGAGTTTTGCAAAAGTTTTGCAAAAGTTTTGAAAATCGCACCCAACAAAAAAGGGCCCACCTTTCGGTGAGCCCTTCTAGACCGCCCAGCAGAGCGGATTTTGTTTGGTAGGCGCGATTGGACTCGAACCAACGACCCCCACCATGTCAAGGTGGTGCTCTAACCAACTGAGCTACGTGCCTGCTGTGAGGCGGCATTCTACGGAATTCCGAAGGGGTGTCAACACCTTTTTTTCACCTAACCCTATGAATATGCAAAATATTTAATTTCCCCCACGGGATGGAGATTTTGGGGGTGGCTGGCGGCCGATTTTTATCTCGGGTAGGATCTGTGCACTCGTAAAAAATATAAAACAGAGGTTGCAGAATGGCGAACACACCTTATCCAGCGTCCTATTACGCCGCGTCGGCCAATCCGGTGCCGCCCCGCCCGGCCCTGCAGGATGACATCGAGACTGATGTGTGCGTGATCGGTGCAGGTTATACCGGTCTGTCCTCTGCCCTGTTTTTGCTGGAGAACGGCTTCAAGGTCACGATTCTCGAGGCCGCCAAGGTGGGGTTTGGCGCTTCGGGCCGCAATGGCGGGCAGATCGTCAACAGCTATAGCCGCGACATCGATGTGATCGAGCGCAGTGTCGGCCCGCAGCAGGCGCAGTTGCTGGGCAAGATGGCGTTCGAGGGTGGGCGGATCATTCGGGAGCGGGTGGCGAAGTATCAGATTCAGTGCGACCTGAAGGACGGCGGTGTATTCGCGGCCCTTACGGCTAAACAGATGGGCCATCTGGAGTCGCAGAAGCGTTTGTGGGAGCGCTTCGGCCATACCCAGCTGGAGCTGCTGGATCAGCGGCGTATCCGCGAGGTGGTGGCGTGCGATCAGTATATAGGCGGCATGCTGGACATGAGCGGCGGACATATCCATCCGCTCAATCTGGCACTGGGTGAGGCGGCGGCCGTGGAATCCCTGGGTGGGGTGATCTATGAGCAGTCACCCGCGGTGCGCATCGAGCGCGGTGCCAGCCCGGTGGTGCACACGTCACAGGGCAAGGTCAGGGCCAAGTTCATTATCGTGGCCGGCAATGCCTACTTGGGCAATCTGGTGCCGGAGCTGGCGGCCAAGTCCATGCCTTGCGGCACGCAGGTGATCACGACCGCGCCGCTGGGTGACGAGTTGGCCCACAGTCTCTTGCCCCAGGATTATTGCGTCGAGGACTGCAACTACCTGCTCGACTACTACCGGTTGACGGGCGACAAGCGCCTGATCTTCGGCGGTGGTGTGGTGTATGGCGCGAGGGATCCGGCGAACATCGAAGCGATCATCCGGCCGAAGATGCTCAAGGCGTTCCCGCAGCTCAAGGATGTGAAGATCGATTACGCCTGGACCGGAAATTTCCTGCTGACATTGTCGCGTCTTCCGCAGGTCGGACGCCTGGGGGACAACATCTACTACTCCCAGGGCTGCAGCGGCCATGGCGTGACCTACACACATCTGGCGGGCAAGGTCTTGGCCGAGGCGCTGCGTGGCCAGGCCGAGCGTTTCGATGCGTTTGCCGACCTGCCCCACTACCCTTTCCCTGGCGGCCAACTGCTGCGCACGCCATTCGCGGCGCTCGGCGCGTGGTACTACGGGCTACGGGACAAGCTGGGGGTTTGA